ATGAAACCAAGCGAAATAAAACTTGAGGAATTTAATAACTGTCCTGGAGCAGATGCGATTAAACAATGGCTCTATGAAAATAATCTTAATCCTTACATAGAATTCGTTGATTTAGATTTGCGCAAATTTAGCTGGTATCAAAACGATGCCGCTACGTTAATGGTCGCAATAAAAGATAAAGCAACTGAGTCAACGGTAGCATTAGCACTGGGAAAAATGGCCGTTGAAAATAATGCTGATGAATTCCACTGGAAAGTAATAGACGGCACTTTTGTCGTCAGGCTTTGGTGGGATTAAAAAATCTATGAAATCTATGCTGAAAGGAGGTGAAAAAATATTAAAAAACTTCCTAAAAAGGAAGTTTCTTAACAATCTATGAAAAAGATTATCACAAATGGTAGCAAAAAACAAGAGGGGGCAAGGGATGATTTCTTTGCGCCTCTTGAGAATACGAAGCCTTACTTTAAGGTTGCGTTTGAGGGCTTTGCTGGATCTGGGAAAACCTATTCAGCAGCGCAAGTAGCTATTGGTTTGCATCAGATGATTGGTTCAAAGAAACCGGTGATTATTTTCGATACAGAAAAAGCATCGAAGTTTCTCATGCATCTTTTTGCAGATCAAGAGATCGAAGTCTTGGTAAGGGAGTCTCGCTCAATGGCGGATCTCTCTGAAACCATGCGAAGACTACGAGAAGGATTGTCGGATGTTCTCATTATCGACTCCATCTCGCACATATGGGAAGACTTTCTTGAGAGCTACAAGCGAAAGGTCGGCAGGCAGAGTATCCAGTTCCAAGATTGGGGAATCATAAAACCGACTTGGAAGAAAAGCTTCTCGGATCCTTTTGTAACTGATCCGTACCACATTCTTATGTGCGGACGCGCCGGTTACGAATACGACTATGCGAAGAATGAGGATACCGGCAAGCGGGAGCTCCTTAAGACTGGAATCAAGATGAAGGTTGAAGGAGAGACCGCATATGAGCCCGACATGCTTGTGCTCATGGAACGGTTTGAGGAAATACTTGGCAAGGAAAAGCGAGTATGGCGAGAGGCAACCATCATTAAAGACCGTTCTCAGATCCTTGATGGTAAGACTATCGCTAATCCCAAGTTTTTGGATTTTGAACCGTCAATACGGGTCATGCTTGCAGACGGCGCAAAACCGATAACAAGGGCTGAGGCGGATACCGCAACGCTCTTTAAGACAGAAGAGGAAAAAAAAGAGTATGTGCGGGAGAAGATCAAGTGGCTAGAGGAGATTGAGGGATACCTTGTCTCTATATGGCCCGGTCAGTCTGCAAAGGAGAAAAAGCTCAAAGTTGATGCAATTGAGTATGCCTTTGGGACTCGGAGCTGGACTGCCGTTACCGAACTGCACCCGGAGAAGCTCAAAAAAGGGTACGAAAAAATCGTTGCCTTTAGTCAGGAATGCATTGTTTCTGAACGAGAGCGTATTCACGCAGAGGTAAGTTAAGGCTTGATTCTGCTTGCTTGTATCTAATCAAGCAGGCAGAAATGAGGCCTTATGAAAAAGAAGAAGCAAAATAACTATTTAGGTGGACGTTGGTGCAGAAAGCATTTATCAGCACGTTGGGGAAAAATGAGAAATGGTGAATGGTTCCCGCAGTGTGCGCAGGGATTTATGAGGAAAGAACCGTGTGAAATAGGAGATTAAAAAGTCAAACTGCCATATGCCAAAAAATGCTGTCCTATCAATTTGGTATAACCAGAAACCTTACCGTCAAGGAAAGTTTTTCTCTGTTGGTAAAAAATCTTATTTCATTGCAAATATTGATGACGCAAAACTTTTTAGAAAGTTTAACGGATATGCGATTGCAAAAAGACTGCTGGATAAATTTGAAGAGTTAAAGATCAGGAATCTCACGATTATTTACCGTTATGTTGAGAGAAAAACTATCTACACTGCTAAACCTTCGACATTTAAGACAAAAGGAATCCTCGTTGCTTTTGGCGGACACAGCCAATATATATTGCCAATTAAAAACTGGGAAGTTCATCAGGTCGATTTTAAGGATGACCCGAAAGATTTAGCCGTTGTCGATTTGGAAAAATGGGGAAAAGAAGTTGAATATCAATTTATCGGAACCAGGGCAATTCTGGTAACGGAACCAAAACAAGAAAGGCTTTTTCATGAAATGGTTTAAACACGACACTAATACATTTTCCAATCCGAAAATAGAAATGCTTAAAGAAAAGCACGGAGTTGCCGGGTATGGTGTTTATTTCCAATTGGTAGAACTGATTGCTTCAGCGGTTGATAAAGAGAACGTAGATGACTGGGGCTATTTGCCGGATGTTTATTCAATGGAATATTTGGCAAAAAAGTTTTGTGTTGACGTAAATCTCCTGCAGGAAATTCTGGATACCTGCATTTCCCTGAAGCTTATTGAAAAAAGAAAAGAGAGAATTTTCTGCACGAAAGTTTTAGACCGTTGTGATGAATTTATTGAAAAAGTAAAACGGAGTATGTCCGGAGAAAAAAAGGAGTCAAACGGGAACAAATCAGGTTCAAATCCCGATTCAATCCCGAGTGGTTCGGGAGCAAGAACTAAGAATGAAGACCAAGAATCAGAAGAAGAAAGAGAAAAAGAAAATATAAATACTGGCAAAAGCCCAGAAATTAAAAAATCATTAAATTCCATAGGGGCAATTCTACAGGACAAATACAAGTTTTCTCCTAAGCCTGCAGGCAATGGAATAACAACACAGTGGCAGGATAAGGCATTTCGCTATGCGGATAAGCTCAATATTGAATTATTGGACAACATTAAGGCTCGATGGTTAAAAGTATTCAAACAAGCTGATTTAGGACGTAAAACAAGCAATTTAGAAAAAGCGTTTTCTTACTTGGTTGATTATCCAAAAACATTAAGCAACGAAGATAAGATTAAGTATTTCTTTTATATTTACGAAAACGGATTACAGGAGAATTTCGATATAAGGAACTTACACAAATAATGCTAATGCCGAGAATCAGACAGCTAACAGTAAAAGTTTTTGTCCAACATTTCTCACTTGAGACCATGCATGAGGCAGGCTGGGAGATGGGAGACAATGGTTTTCAATCAGAAAATACAGAAAGCTTCATCCATAACGATTGGCTGTTGCAATGTTTAACAAGGAGACAGCAGTCAGTCAGTGCATTACTTACAGATGGATATACAAGGAAAGAAACAGCGAAGAAGCTAGGAGTAAGTTGGCAAGCAATACACCAGATTGTATTGCGAATGAGGAAGAGACTGCGAGAAAAGGGAGGAATTTCATGGAAGAAATAACAATTGTATATAGACCAATAAGTGAGTTAAAACCAGCGCCATACAATCCGCGAGAGATCTCTCGGCATGATCTTGAAGCACTGAAGCGATCCATTGCGGAATTTGGGTTTGTTGATCCGGTGGTAGTTAATAAAGACAATTCGATTATCGGTGGTCATCAGCGGGTTGAAGCAGCAAAAGCACTTGGCATTGAGAAAGTGCCGGTTGTATATATTGATGTATCGGAAGAACAAGGAAAGATACTTAATCTTGCGCTCAATAGGATTAGCGGTGAATGGGATAAGGAAAAATTAAAAAACCTTCTTTCGGAGTTAAGCAGTTTATCATTGGATATAGGCCTCACCGGTTTTACTTCAGAGGAAGTTTCCACGCTTTTGGATTTTACAAAAGAAGATAATTACGAACCACCAAAAGATTTACCAACAAAAACTTCATCCGGTGATGTGTGGCTTCTTGGTAATCATCGACTTGTCTGCGGCGATGCAACAAAAAAGGAAGATGTTGAAAAACTTATGAATGGAGAAAAAGCGCAAATCATCTTTACTGATCCGCCATATAACGTTGATTATACATCACCAGCTGGTGGCAGTTATGCCGGTGGGAAATATGTTCACCCGAAAGTGTTCAATGATAATTTGAGCAGCGAACAGTATAGAGAGTTTTTAACGAATGCATTAACGAATGTTTTTAACGCAATGAAAGATTCAGCAGGAATATACCTTTTCTTTGCAAGTCGCCACTATACTTTGGTTAGAGAAACATTTGAGGCATCCGGATTCTACTATAGTCAAATGATTATTTGGGTGAAGGATCGCTTTGTGCTCTCCAATGGTCAAGATTTCCACCGGATGTATGAGCCGATTATGTACGGATGGAAAAAGGGAAAGAAACATATATTTAACAAAAGTTACTCAAACGCTTCTGATGTCATTACGACTAGCAAGGATGATTTTTTAGAGCAATTGGATCTGTGGTATGAACATCGCGACAACATGAATGAGTACATTCATCCAACACAAAAGCCAATACGACTTGCTGAGCGAGCATTGAAGAAAAGCACAAGACCCCAAGATATAGTGCTTGATATATTTGGTGGATCAGGATCAACGCTTATTGCTTGCGAGCAGATGGGCAGACGCTGTTTTCTCTCAGAGATTGATCCTTATTATTGCGATGTCATTATTGATCGTTGGGAAAAATTCACACAGAAGGAGGCAGTGAAAGTATGAGCGATAAACCAGCAAGAGAAAATCAAAGACAGCACATAGCATTTTTAGCATACAGCGGAATGTCCGAACCATCAGTTCAAAAAATGTGGGAAAGTTGGGAGAAAGTTAGTACCTTGGCCAAGCATAAAAAACCTCCGGTAAGGACACTTGAGTATTGGTGCAAAAAGTATAACTGGGTTGCTCGGTCAGAAGCAATTCATCAGGCAGCAAAGGAGGAGGCAGTAAAAAAAGAGATTGATGACTTAGCTATGTCAAAAAAGGACATACTGGCAATTACCAGAGCGATAATGATTCGGTACGGCCAGCAGTTAAGATCGGATACGCAAAAGATTACTGCATTGGATTTTGAGAAGGCATGGAGGATTCAAAGGATAGAACTGGGTCTGCCAATCGAGATAGGTAAGCACACAGTCGATGTGAATGATCGATACAAAGGAGTCAGTGATGAGGAGCTTCTTACACAGTTTGAGGGATTAACAGCAAAGTACCGAAAAAAAATTAGCAATGAGGAATGATCTTATCAATGCAATCGATGAAGTCAAAGAGAAAGTCTATCGAGATGATCTCATTTTTTTTATTCGCAATGAAATGTATCTATATGATTTGGAGGCAAAAGAGAAGGATTTTCGGCTCGGTAGACTTCATGATGAATGGAATGAATTAATCTGGAACTCTCCCCGTCTGAGAATACTTGCCCCACGAGACCATTTGAAAACAACATTCTTCTCAATTGCCTATCCTGTTTTACGATGCAAGCTCTTCCCTGACGATTTAATCTATATATTCTCAAAAACTGATTCACAGGCAGTGAAAATGCTCGATTCGATTAAGAAGCTCATCAAAAAGTCTCCATTCTTACAAGGACTTGCTGGAGCTGGAGCGGAGTTTTGGAATAAAACCGAAATTCGCTGTAGTAATGGTGCAACGATCTATGCGCAAGGGTACTTTTCTGCCATACGTGGAGCCCATCCCAAACTAATTATTCTCGATGACCCAATTGACATGCAGGTTGTCTATTCTGATGAACAGAATAAAAAAGCAAGCGAAAGGTTTTACGCCGAGATTCTCCCCATGGCAACCAAAGATACACAGATTCTTGTGATTGGTACGATTCAACGCGATGATGATTTATACTTTTCGTTTGATCCAACGCAGTGGATGCTTAAAGAGTATAGAGCGATTGTCGATGAGAAAAAAAAGCTTACTCTTTTTCCTGAGAAATGGGATTGGGAATCATTGATGAAACGGAAACAGGAAATTTCGTACAAGTTTGGTGAGCGATTCTTCCTCAAAGAATATATGAATCAACCAATTGACGTATTAGGAGAAATTATTAAGCCTGAGTGGATCAAGTATTGGCAAAGTAGACCTGAAGGTTTAGGAATTTATCAGGGATGGGACTTGAGTGTTGGAAAAGAGTTGGATAAAGGAGATTACACGGCCTGTGTCACCATTGCTTTCGAACCGCCCAGGAGGATTTATATACTTGATGTCTATCGTGCGCGGATTGGGTTTGGGGAGAGACTCAAGATGATTCTTGAAAAGTATAACGAGTGGAAGCCGGTCAAAATTGGTATTGAACAGAATGTCTTTCAGTACGATACCGTGCAAACACTTAAGACGCAGACTGCATTACCCGTGTTTGGTGTTGATACGATTACAAACAAAATTGAGAGTTTTCAAGTTGAGCTTGCTCCGCTTTTTGAAAGTGGAGACGCATTGTTAAAACCCGGCATGGATGAACTGCGTCATGAGCTTCTCTCGCTTCCCCGGGGAAGTCATGACGATATGGCTGATGCGCTTAAGATCGCGATCAAAACAGTGACTTCTCTTGTTGAGCCGGACATTCGATGGATTTAACAAATTATATAAGAAGTTCTGCACGCAACAATATAATCCGTTAGCATGGCATTTTTCGATAGATTCATTAAGAAGCAAGTTGCTAATTCTTCTGTTTTTTCTTTTCTCTTTGGGAAATCAGCTCCTGATATGAAGGAGCGGGATTTTCTCAATGCATATAAAGGTTGGGTGTATGCATGTGTCAATGCAATAGCAGAGGAGATTGCTACTATTGACCTTCGTCTTATTAGGAAAACAAAAGACGGACGACAAGAACTTGATAATCACTTAGCATTAAATCTTTTGCATGATGTGAATCCCTTCATGTCCTCAAGTGAATTGTTCTTGGGGACACAAGCATATCTTGAGCTTGATGGGAATGCGTTTTGGTATCTTCCCAAAGGAAGTGTTACAAAAAAGCCTGGAGAAATTTGGCTTCTTGATCCAACACGGGTTTTTGTTGTTAAAAGTGCAGAAAAGTTTATTGGTGGGTATGTATACAAAAACGAAAAAGGGCAAGATGTACCCTTAATGGTTGATGAGATTATTCACTTCAAGCGATTCAATCCAATTAATAGGTATAGAGGTTTAGGTACTGTACAAGCAGCTGCTCTTGCTGTTGATATTGACACCTTTTCTGCGCAATGGAACAAAAACTTTTTCTACAATGCTGCAATTCCTTCAGCAGTGCTTGAGACAGAAGGACAAATCACAGAGGAACAATACAATAGAATCAAAGCAAAGTGGGATGTATCACACAGGGGTTTAGAGAATGCGCACAAACTTGCCATTCTTCAGGGCGGTTTGAAATTCAAACCGATGAACTTAAGTCAAAGGGACATGGAGTTTTTAGAGCAGCGAAGATTCTCACGGGATGAAATACTGGGTATTTTTAGAGTATCAAAGAGCGTATTGGGTATTACGGAAGATGTCAATCGAGCAAACGCAGAAGCAAGCGAGTTTATATTCGCAAAGCGAGTCATCAAACCCCGCATGCAGTTTATCACTGATCGGCTCAATGAGTTTTATATCCCCTTGTTTCGGGAAGATCAAACAAAACTTGAGTTTGTCTTTACTGATCCGGTACCACAAAATATCGAATTAGACTTGAAGCGAAAGGAAACCGCTTTAAATGCTGGTTACGTTACGGTTAATGAAATACGAAAAGAAGAAGGAAGACCTCCTGTTGAAAATGGTGATACGATTTTCATTTCTTCATTGCTAGTGCCCCTTGGCCAAATACAAGATCAAAAAGCGAAAGCAATGACAAAGGCTCATGACCCCAAAACGCAGGAGATTATTGAAAAAAGAATACAGTTTATCATCAACGAAATTCAAAGGAGGAAACCACGGTATAAGGCAATCTTTATGAAAGCAAAGGAACAGATTGTTGGAAAACTGAACGCACAAAAAGCAGTGAGCAAAGCAAAAACAGACGATCTACTGCGACTTGCGCTTGAAGATTACGGTACTGTTGTTGCCGCATTTACTGATGAAATGCGAGATACCCTACGAACCTCTCTACGCAGAGCAGGTACGACAGCATTAGCACGAGTTGGAGTTGAAATATCATTTGATCTTGATAATCCCCGTGCTGTTTCATTCCTTGAGGAACATGCGCTTGAGGAAGCAACCGGTATCTCACAGCGTTTACGAAGTGAGATCAGCTCTCAGATTGTTGATGGCGTTGAAGAAGGTCTTGGACCTTCAGATATTGCTCACAATATATCAGATTTTTTCGATGAACAGTCAGACTTTCGAGCACTGCGCATTGCTCGTACTGAAGTTGTCGCAGGATACCAGCAAGGGAATTTAGAAGGTTACAGACAGTCAGGTATTGTCGTTTCCAAAAAATGGTTAACAGCAGGAGATGACAGCGTTGATGATGACTGTTTACAAAACGAAGCTGACGGCGAGATACCGCTTGATGCAGGTTTCTCAAGTGGCGATGCTACACCACCGGTACACCCGAATTGTCGGTGCGATCTGATTCCTGTTACAGGAGAAGCAGGCAAAACAGCTCTTTACGAACAAATGAAAGTAAAAGTTGATATACACATCGAAGAAAAAATGAATGAAGCACTTGAAAAGATTACAACAAGCGAAGCATTGGTACATACTGAATCAGAAAAAATTCTCTCTGAAGCAAAAAAAGCTAGTCAATATATTGTTGAGGAAGCAAAGAAGCAAGCGCAAAAAGAAAAGAGCGGTCTCTTAAAAGAACTGAAGGAGTTAAAAGATAAAGCGTTGGAAATTGTCTATGAAAAAGAAGAATGAGAAAGCCGCATATTTAGTTGAGGAGATTAATAAAGCGCTCGGTGACAAAAGTAAATCTTCCGAGATATTCTATCTCTTAAAAAAACAGGGTGAAATCTCGACAAAGCAAAAGGACGAGATTATTAAGCTTGGAAAAGACCTGCTTGAAAATCAACGCATCCTCAAAAGCTACCTTAATAAGTATGTTGAAGCGTTTTCTTTTTTAAAGCAGCGAGGGGATGTTTCTCAACTGCAGCAAGCCGATATTATTGAGCTTGAGAAGCGGGCGCTCGAGAGTCACAAAGCTACAAAAGAAAGTATTGTCAAACTGGTAGACACTGCTAAGACGTTAAAGGTTGTTTTGCCAAAGACCTTTGACGTGAAGGTGATAAACAGTGATGACTTCCCAACTGAGTTTAGAATTTCCAATCTTGATGAAATCCCCTCTCCACCGGATGAATTTAACATAAAACAGCCTCAATGGTTGCCGGATTTCTTTGAAGCTGTATTTAAATTTGTTACTCAGCCTCTTATTAAAACAGTCAAAAAACAGCTTCAAGATGTAAATATTACCGGTCCCACAGATCCGTCAAAAGCTATAGCAGTACGTCTTTCTGACGGCAAGAGGTTTTATACTGCAATACTTCAAGCAATTTCAGCAGCTTCATCAAATTCTCAAAAAGTTGAAGATTTACTCCAAGAAATTACAGATAATATCTCGGGTTCAGGCAATAAATGGCAGCAAAATGTTCTTTTGGGTAAAGCCTATGTTGTTACAACAAATGTTATCACTATTGCAGGAACTTCCGAAACAGCCTTTTTGCTCCTAAAAAATCCTTCCGGCTCAGGAAAAACAATACGTATTCAGAAGATTCTATTTGGAATGGAAGGTATTATCAGCATTTCAACTTACAGGATCTACCGTGATCCAACCATCACAGCAAACGGAACAGTATTAACTCCTATTAATCTGCTTAAAGGGGGTTCATACGGTGTGTTATCTGTATTTCGCGCACCCACCATCACAGGAAATGGAACCCTGATGGTTGTTGATACTTTTACTCCTCACAGCCCTGATTATGATTTGGATTTAGGATTTCTAATCTCACCGAACGAGAATATCCTTATCACCATTGATCCAACAACAGCTAATTTATTGCATATGGCAACTGTTTATTATATGGAGGAATAAATATGGCAAGTTACTTACATAAAGCAGTAATATTTAAATTAACTGAGAATGTTATCGGAATTGATGTAGGTCAAAATGATCTGGATAAGGAAGATTTTGAAACTAATTACAAATTCCTTGCAAAAAAGATTGACTCACTCATTATTGCGGAAACAACATTTGAGGTTGAAAAAAAATATACACAACTTAAAGCATTAGTTGACGGAGTAACAATTACCTGGACGGATATTAAATATATTGAAACGGATGAAGGATACAAGCTTTATCTTTTAAGAGATACATTGTTATAAAACAGCAGAGCGAGCGAGTTGACTTGCTTTCATTTATGTGTTACTGTTGATAGCAGAGATAAACATTAGTATGAGAATGAATAAATTGATCTTACCAACTTTTATTGTTACTGCCTTACTCCTAGCTTCATCCTATACCACTGCAATTCACGCTCAAGGTCCTGCTGTTTCAACCGGCAGTCCAACGCTTGCTCCAACGCCTACAACAGTGAAAAGTGATTTTGCAATTGACTTAGAAGAGGGAGAGAAGGCTACTGCCAACGACCAGGAGGCAAAACAGAATCAAAAAGACCAAAAGGACAATGAGAATGTCGGTGTCAATGAACAAGGTCAGGTAGAGAATGAACAGGAAGGAATTGACGAAAAGGACATGGAACAATCGAGTAATGATTTAAACCAAGAAGCGGAAGGTGAGGACAATAAGGGCTCAGTGGAAGAGCAAGGAAAAGATAAAAGTGAAGCAGAGAAATCAGGCAATAATGAAAAAAGTACAAATGGCAATTCTTCTCAACAAAACCAAACAACAAATGGTGGCAGTCAACAAGAGAGTAACCAATAATGCAGTATGAAAGATAATCCAAAACCAACTCCCAGCACTCAACCCGAAATACAACCCACGCCATTACCAGAGGATACAACACAGCCTCAAGTGTCTCAACACTCATCAAAAACTCTGTGGTATGTCGGTGGCGGGATTGCTGTGCTTCTCCTCGTTGGTGGATTATTTGCTGTCCTGCAAAAATCAAAAACGACATCTCTTCCAACACAACAACCAGTAATGCAGCAGCCAACACTTTCACCAAAACCCACTCTTCCCCGCAGCAAAGCGCCGGGAGTTATTACTAACGTCACGACAGCTTCCTCTCTTGATGCACAAGGTAAAGCTGTAACTCTTGCGACGACCTTTGCAAAGACAGACAAAAACATTTACCTTGTTATGACGCTAAATAAGCCAAAAAATGGGACAAAAATAGAATATATCAGGTATCTTAACGGCAAATACTTGGATAGTGGTACTAATAAGATATTAAAACCAAACGTGACTAATACCAGTTTTGTGTGGAGTTTGAAAAAACCGGGAGCCATGCATCTGGTGGGAACTTACAAAGTAAAAGTCTACACTAACGGGGTCTTCGAAAAAGAAACCTCCTATACGATTCAATAAAACATCTCTAAGCCACCGATTATATTAAGAGGCTTACTGGTACATTTTGCTCCGAGTGCTAGACAGTATTCAAACCTATTATTCTACTGCAGTCTTAATTCGAGTGATAGCCAATTAACCAAAAATGTATAAGTATCTCGTTTCTGTTCAGTACAATTGTTTAGCATATGGACAAGTTAGTTCGAAAAACATATCAGGCTGTTGAGACAAAAGCTGTTGACGGCAGCCGGTCACTACTTGTAAAAATTTCCACAAGTTCTCCGGACAGAAGTAAGGATGTCGTATTACCCCAAGGTGCAGTGCTTGATAACTATTTAAGAAACCCTGTTGTTGCGCTTGCTCATAAGTATGATGGGTTATCAATCGCAAAAACCGAGGATCTTCAGGTGACTGATGAAGGGATTGTTGCAAAAGTAACCTTTCCCGAAAAAGGCGTGTATCCCGTTGCCGATACCGTGTACGAGCTGTACAAAGGCGGATTTATGAATGCATGGAGTATCGGGTTTCTTCCTCTTGAAGTACGGGACATAGAAGGAGGCGGACGTGAATTCAAAAGATGGGAGCTTTTAGAATATTCTGCGGTGTTGGTTCCGGATAATCCCGAGGCACTGACACTTTTGCGATCTAAAGGTGTTGATGTGGAACCTCTTAAAAAAGCGTTAGAGAGCATGGAAGAAAAAGAAGATAAAAAACAAACGGTAGATCAAAAGGTTATTTCAAATATTGAGGTTGATGCGAAGGAAAATAAAGTAAAACTCATATTTACAAACGGTGATATATCTGAGTATGACGGCGATAAAGATTTCGTTACTCAGACAGATGATTTATTCAAAGCGTATAGGGAAACAAAGGAAGGAAGAGTGCTTTCCGAGAAAAACAGAAAACTTATATCAACCACCATAGGACAAATGAAAATTGCAATTGACGCTTTGGGTACATTGCTCAAAGCAACAGAACCCTCACAAGATGAAGCCGGCAAAACGGTACACCGCCATGTAGCGGCACTCAGACAAGCCGATAAAATTATCGGCATCGTGCTACGCGATATAAGGGCGGACGGAGAACTGGGCAAAGTACCCGATGACTCCCGGATGCCTCTCGTAGTAGGCACGAAAGGAGGGGAAAAATAATATGGATGACAATCAAAAGCTTCTTACAATGGATGAGTTCAAAGCGATTGTTTCTGATGCAATCGATCAGAAGATACGAGAGCTTGGAATGGATAAGGTAGATCGCAAACACGGCATATTCCCGTCAAAGGAAGATCCAAACGGTGATGAATCGGGTGATTTATCCAAAGAAGAAAGAGTCGCAAAGTTTGTTCGCGCAATCATTAATAATGATTACGTTACGGCAAAAGCTCTTTCCGAGGGTGTTTCCGCTGACGGTGGATATTTGGTTCCGACTGAGTTTAGAGCAGCGATTATTGCAAAAAGAGATGTTGCAGCTGTGATTAGACCGCGTGCAACAGTGTTTCCAATGAGCAGAGATAAAATGGATGTGCCTTTGGAAGGAAATGCAATGACGTTATACTGGTCTGCTGAAAATAATCCTCTTACTGAATCAAATCCAAACTTTGGGAGTGTTACGCTTAACACAAACAAGCTTACCGGTTTATCAAAAATGAGCCGTGAGTTGTTTTCGGATACGGCAGTCAATCTTATGGATTTTCTGGCCGGACTCTATGGCCGAAAGTTTGCGCTGGAAGAGGATAAAAAGTTTATGACTGGAACTGGTACCGGCGAGCCGAAAGGTCTTCGTCAGTATACGGTTACTTCAGTGGCACAGGTGGCTGCAAACCTAACAGCTGATGACATCATCAAGCTGTTTTACACACTTGGTGCTCAGTATCGAAGCCAAGCAACATGGATTATGCATAACAGCATAATCAGGCTTGTCCGATTGCTGAAAGACGCTCAAGGAAGGTATCTTTGGGCTGACGGATTTACCGACGCTCCGGCAACTATCCTTGGAAGACCGGTGGTTGAGCAAAACGATATTCCAACCAATTTAGGGGTAGGGACGAATGAATCTGAAATATGGTTCAATGATCTTTCCTATTACCTTATTGGAGACCGACAGGAGATGACAATTGAGTCAACAACTGAAGGTGCGGGAACGTTTGAAAATCATCAAGTCGCAGTCAAAGTTATTGAGCGGATTGATGGACAGCTCGGTATCACCGATCCTGTAACGAAACTAACAAACGTTAAGTAG